ATCAGGTGCTGCTAGCAAAAGACTTTTCAAATATCAAGAACGCAGAGAAGTGGGCTGCTAAAATCCTTAACTAAACCAATGCCCTTCGGGGCTTTACTTCCTACACTATGAAAAAAGCACTCCAGATTACAGGCAAAATCATCTACACTATCCTAGCCTTGTCACCCATCTTTGCCCTTGGCTATATGCTAGGGATTAAATTATTCTAAACCCCAAAACCCAAAACCAAAATGCAAAAGCTAGAATCACTCAAGAAAGTAGGTCACAGATTTTTTGTGAAGCATCCTAAATTTAGAGGCGAGGGAACTGTATTTTTCAGAAATGAACAGTTCTTCTACCTACCAGAATTTTCATCTGAGATCCAGATGACCGAAGAAGAAGTATTAACTATTTTAAACAACTAACCAAAAACCAAATGGAAAATCTAACAATCAAAACCCTCAAGACAGTAGACATCGAAGATGACTTTACCCTGTCTACTTACTTCACTATTTGCAAGTACACTTCGTACAAGCTGCTAGATGATAAGACCTGCCTAGCGGTTACCTATTACCCGAACAGCCTAAAAAATATTTTTGCTCTGGAGTTATTCCCAAACATCAGGGTAGAAAATATTCGCTACGTTCAGTACTTGGTGAAGCTAGATAACTTTGAGCAGATCACAGAAGAAGAATTTGTAACTAATTTAAACGAGTGCAAAAAATTTATCTCAGCCCTATGAAAAGCACCGACTCACAAACCGCTTTGATCAAGGGATGGCTGCTAAATGGTAGATCCATAACTCAGCTGGATGCTTTGAATATGTTTGGCTGCTTCAGGCTTGCTGCTAGGATCGCTAACATCCGGGAAGAAGGCCTAGACATAGTTACGGACATGATCACCGTAAACGATAAGAGAATCGCTCAATACTACCTATCAAAATGAGGGGCAGGAATCTAACAGAATACGACAAAGAGCGGATCTTTGAACTCTGGCAGGACAGGACACCCACAAAGGTGATAGCACTAGAACTAGGTAGATCATACACCTGCATTTATTTTCATCTAAAAAGAAGAAATCTAGTAGGATAATGCAAAAAAGTTTTATATTTGAATATCAAATCATTTTTGAGGTAGGAGCCAAAAATGATTTCATAAAGGTTTACTAAACCTAGCCCGACAGACTCCTACCTGTTGGGCTTTTTTATTTGTAAAAATGCAAGGAAAAAAATCATTTGTTTTGTACACAGATCAAAGGGAAGTTTTTGATGAACTTTCAGATGAAGATGCCGGGAAGTTGATCAAGCACATTTTTTCCTATGTGAATGATGAAGATCCCATCACAGAAGATAAGCTTATCAAGGTTGCTTTTCTTCCTATTAAGACTCAGCTTAAAAGAGATCTTAGAATCTGGGATGAAAAGAAAGAGCAAAGGGCAGAGGCAGGAAAGAAGGGAGGTCTAGCAAAAGCTAGCAATGCTAGAAATGATCTAGCAAATCCTAGCAATGCTACAAATGATGTAGCAAACCTAGCTGTAAATGTAAATGGTAATGTAAATGGTAATGTAAATGATATTTCTTCTATTACTATTTTTACTACTAGGAGGCTAGGAGGTAAAAATCTATTTGAAGATATGGCTCACATTTACGATATAAATAATGAACAGGTTCAAAAACTGTATAAGGAATGGGATCTTACTCATGATGATCGAACCTTTGAAAGCGAAAAGCATTTAAAAAATAGTTTTATCTTGTTTGTAAAAAATAATGCAAGCAGGTTTAAGCAGCCAAGAACCAACACCTACAGGCCAAAAGAAGAAAAGCCTAAAAGCAAAAACATATTTGCGGATATGTACCAAGAACTACTAAGAGAAGAAGAACTAAAAAAACAATCTAACCTATGAAAGGAATAATTTTAAAGCACCTGCAAAAAATGGAATTTGTCTGCGGGCTAAAGCAATTCAAAGAATACAGCCAAGAAGATGGGGTCGAACTCCTAAACTGCCTTAACAAGCTATTTACTAGCTACGGATGGATGAACGAAAGCCGGGTCGATTACATCCTTCATGCAGGGATGCGGGGGCAGTACGGGGACTTCTATCATGTCAACGAAAAGAATGTGAGTGTATGGATCAATCAATACTATGCGCACCACCAGAGCCAAATAGTTCAGGAAGTACAGGCCATGAATCAAGTACATCGGGAGCCTACAGAGGAAGAAATAGCGCAATGGATAGAGATCGGAAAGCAGATCTTCAGGGACAACTACCAAAGCGCAAAGGAAAGCGGGTTCTGTAAGGATTTAGCTGAGTGGGGCGGCAATTGGTTTAACAAATTCCAAGAGAAAGGAATCCTGAAGCCTTGGGAGTATCCGGTTGAAGACATTGAAAAGGATGTCCGCAGGGAGTTAAGGATCAGCACCCGGTACATAGATGAAGTAACGGTAGGAGCGAAGTCAAAGAATAAGATCTGGAAGCTATTTATTCTTGAATCTATTAAGGAAAACAGAAACCTAGATAAATTAATATGAAAAAGTTAATTGAAAATTTAACTCCTAAAAAGCAGGATCTATTCAGCATACAGACTACCCTACTAACCAGCTTTGCTTTGATAACATTTAATTTTGACTGCGGGATTTGGTTTATATTTATCGTAGCCGGGGTTACGATAGGAATGGATTTTATTTATAAGGCCTGCAAATGATTCAATTCAATATAAACCAGAAGCCTCTTTCAGTAAATTTGGCATGGCAGGGCAAACGATTCAAGACACCTGCATACAAAAGGTATGAAAAAGAAATGCTACTTAGGATGCCTGCGGGTAAAGTTGCTGAGGATCAGATGCTGCGGATTGAATTTTTCTTTGGCTTTAGCAATTCGGCTAGTGATTTAGATAATCCGATCAAGTTACTTTTGGATTTGGCACAAAAAAAGTACGGGTTTAACGATAAAATGGTTTTTGAATTGAATGTAAGGAAGTGCTTAGTCAAAAAAGGTGAAGATTTTATACACATGGGGATTTATAAGATGCTACCTTTTTAAAAATGAAAGAAGATAAAACAAAATCTTTTAATATGGACTGCTTAGAATTTATGACAACAGTTCCAGATAAGTTTTATGATTTGGCAATAGTAGATCCTCCTTATGGGATTGATAGGAATAATATGAATATGGGAAATTCTGTTTTTAATAAGGATAATAAAAAATGGGATAGTTCAATTCCAGATTTAGGATATTTTAAAGAACTTTTTAGAATATCAAAAAATCAAATTATTTGGGGAGGTAATTATTTTGGATTACCACCATCTCAATATTTTGCAATTTGGGATAAAGGTGAGACAATGTACGGAAGAGATTTTGCAGAGGCAGAATATGCTTGGGTTTATAAAGGCGGTACAAGGATATTTAAAAAATCACCAAATCAACCTGAAAGGATTCACCCAACGCAAAAGCCTATAAACCTTTACCAATGGCTATTAATGAATTACGCAAAAGAAGGTGATAAAATACTTGACACTCACGGAGGCAGCCAATCCAGTCGAATTGCTTGTTTCAATCTTGGTTTTGAATTGGATATTATTGAACTAGATCAGGAATATTTTGATCAGGGCAACAAAAGATTTGACCAACATAAAAAGCAGCTTACCTTATTTTAGACAAAATTCACTTATAAAAATAGGATATTAATTTTTACCCTATATTTGAAGAAATAACAAACCAAATGAGCGTACAAGAAGGACTATTAATCAGAAAATCAAGAAAGAAAAGCGGATACACGCAGCTAGAACTATGCAAGAAGCTAGGCTTGTCTCATGCCCCTATCAATCAGGTGGAGAATGGTTGGGAAAGCATAAGCCTTTTTAACTTGCGTATGATATGTGAGGCTGTAGGTCTGGAGGTAGTGATCAAAGAAAAAAGGGAAGGCTAAGTGATCCGACCTGCCTACAAATCGGATTTGAGGTGTTAGTAGGTAGCCTTCCTTATTACGGCATAAATGCCACAAATAGAAAATAGAAAATGGCTAGAGGGCTACCCAAATCTAAGTTAGACTACTCACTTGAGATCCGCTACAAGCTTTCAAGCGGTGAATGGTCTGCGTGGATGAACAAGGGAAAAGGAAGCTTTCAAAACATTGAAATAGTACAAAGGCAAATCAGGCTTCTAGCTGCATCATATTACGGCCGACAGAAGGAGATCCGCTTTGAATGGAATGGATGGCTTTGTGATTTTGCAGGGCAGCCCTCAGGGGAAGTAATAAGCCTGAAATGAAAGCGATCGGGTGGCTATACGATCAGGAGTTTAAATATGTATTCCAGAACATAGGCAAAGATCTATGGGAAGATCTCAGGCAGGAGGTAGCGGTGATCGTCCTAGAATACGATGCAAATAAATTGCAGGAACTAGAGGCCAAAGGAAAGCAGGTATTTAAGTTCTGGATAGTTCGGATCTGCTGCAATCAAACCAATTCAAAGTATGGGAAGTTCGGCAGGCTATACGGCAGCTTAGTACCCGTGGAGGATATAATGAAGTTCGTAAAAGAAGAACAGCAGATAGATAACAGCCAAGAGGTAGCGGATGGAATCACCAAGATAGTACAGGGCTTGTATTGGTATGATCAGGAGATTCTAAGTTTATATGTAGAACTAGGCTCAGTCAGGAAGGTAAGTAAGCAGACAGGCATTCCACACACTTCAATTTTTATCACAATCAAAAAAATTAGATCATGTATCAAATCTCAGTTGGTGTACTAGGGTCGGTGGGGTTAACCCTGCTTTACTTCTACATCCTTAACTTTCCTAAATTTTTTAAAGAAGTCACAGGCAGAAAACTAGTCAAGCCTTTTAGTTGTTCCTTTTGTATGTCCTTCTGGATCAGCTTCTTTTTTCTAATCTTAAAAACGGATTTAATATCTGCAATATTTATAAGCAGTGCAGTGCCCTTCATCTACCTGTATGTGGAGGATCATTTCACTAACAAATTTGAACTATGACACCTAGGGCAAAAGCAGATCAATTGTTAATCAAGTTTAATTTGAGCGAATGCACTCATGGGTACAATGATGTAAGGGATCTACACGCTGCCAACAGATGTGCAATAATAGCAGTTGATGAAATATTGAAAGTGCTAGATGATGCCGATGACCTGATCTACTACAGATCAAAATTTACATTTTGGATGAAAGTAAAAAACGAACTACAAAAACTATGACACCTGAAGATTTAGAATTATTCAAGAAGCACATGCCCCTGTACGAAAGCTACAAGAAGCATGCATTTATCCGTAATTATGACAAGGAAGTCTACACGGAAATGATCCACCTTTACACTACCTATGTTTCACCAAAGCACAACTTTAGCCATTGGTGCAGTAGCTGCCGAATGGAGTTAGTCAACTACCTTTATGGGTGGTACACTAACACAGAACATACAACGTGGTACAGGGATCAAGAAGAAGTAGTTGCTAAAGAAATAG